AGATCCTCAGGATTATCCTGAGGCTCCCAAGAAAACTCGGTAAGGAATGATTCTCGCGTAACAATAGACTTAATGGTCATTTGATCTGTTGGCCCCAAACCAACAGTGCGAGGATCTATAGTAAGTTCCTGCTTCGAATCAAAAGTCAATTTCGAAGCTGCCTCTGAAGCATCAACATTAGCCAAGTTTCCTTGTGGAAACGGCTTATACAATGTGATATCAGAAACAATAGCAGGCCTACTATACCCAAAAAGACGAGCCGCTCCCGCAATGGCCGCTGAAACCATCGAGGAAGCACGCATATATGGTCCTATAACAGGAATATTTTCAAGCATACCAGTAGCTTTCGCAACAGCGGAAGCCGGCTTGGAAATAATTCCCATTCCATATTCGTCAGCGCCGGTATTGGATGAACTCTTAGACCCTTGAGTCTTAAGAGATCCATCCATAACGGCAGCCTGAGACAGTAGCTGAGCTGCTGGCGCAGGCGGAGTGAGAGATGTTGGCATAGTAAGCACAACATTCTCAGCCCATGCGAACACTGAAATTCGCACAGGTGTGGTACCTCCATTAGCATGCTGGAGCTGTTGAAAAGAATTAATAAAAATCTCTCCCAGCTCTCGATAATCAGCATCCGTAATGGACATATAATTCTTAAACCAAAAATAGGGAAGGCACATTTCACCTCCTTCTCCTGTAGTTGGATTCAAGAAAATATGTGGTTTTTGACTAGCACCAACTAAATCCTGAAAGATAAACTGCCTATTAACAGTAACACCGTCCAATCCCGGTAAAGGATTGTACGATGCCAACGCACGCCCGTAATGGAATTGCGTACCGTTGATAAGAAATTTCAAATGCAAATTACAGCGAAGCAAATTAAAATTTTTCAGTTTTTCATTCACCCTGACATTCTCAAAATAGAGTTGCCAAGGGTTGAAATTAGCATAGGCCGATTGACCAACTAACCAATCAGTGTCCACAATTTTAACTGGACGCATCATGAAAGAGCTGATTTCGGCATTACTAGAATAACCAGGTCGCATAGTGGCGTCATCACCACCTTCTACCTTGGTGGTAAACCCCGAATCACCATCACTAAAATGTGTAATGGTAGCGACTTGCTGATTCGAAGTAGACATAGTCGCTTGTCCAGCTTCTGCTGTCATCTCTGCTGACTGACTGTCAAGCTCCCATGCATCGGACCAAAAGATAAGCTGATCCTGTGCAGGACGTTGTGAGTCAGACATAAGAGATATAGTGCTAGCATGGCTGTGCAAAATTGGAGTGTTGCTGCGACTAAAGTCAATGACTGTGTCAGCTCGCTCGTACTGTTCGACTCGGCTCTTGAGCCTTGCAACATGAGCATACTTGCGAGCAAGATGGCTACGAAGTCCCTGGATTTCCGTCTCAAGGATTTCTTTCTCTGCGGCTGCCTTAGCCAATAGCTTTTGCAGAGTCTGCACTTGTTTATAGAGGTGTGCAGATTCCTCTTGTGTAAAATTATTATTAAAATTATTAGTAAGTCGTAATTTATTTAATAGAGTAGGCATGTGACTTAAACACCTCTCCAGAGCTATGAATTTTTGAGTTCGCTACACTCCCCGTAAATACGGGTATGACACGAGGGCCATGCGACTAATGCACACATTCTTCTAAAATACACACGGACATAGAAACATATATATATTACAGTAAATCAATGTACAAAAACTATTTTTAGCGAATAGTCGAATAGTTCCGACTAGGTCTTTTTAAAAGGAATTCCTAAACCTTATAAATGACACGACCAGTGGCCACTTCTTCATCTGACAACAAATTGTATTTCTCCTTAAAATTATACATTTTGTCGTCATACGGAAGTAGTGAACCCTCAGTAATGCCAAGTTTTGCACGCTGCGATATCTCTATCAACTGCGCACGACGCTGCTCATATTCCGCACGGCCAAAGTCAAAGAACTTATCATTGACATTGACAATAGCTTCAATACAAGCAGCAGAGTGCTCCAAATACGGAGAATCCATATGATTATGCAACATCTTTTGGATTGATGCAATTTCAATTGGAGCACGATAAAGCTCAATAGCTGAATCCCAAACAATACCATGTTTCAAAAAAGACACTTCATCCAATCCAATAAAAGGACGAGATTCAGACTCTTTATCAGCCATGGTGTATGTGATTCCACATCGAGCAAACATGTCCGCGAGGGCAGTATGATTATACCAATCATACCCACGCCTGACACCCATGACATTGTCATCACCATATGTCATGGCTGCTACTACACTCTGAAATTTAGGAAGTGGATACACAGTCCACTTCTCAGCATAAATAGCATAGTAGCAATAACGCAGATACAAACTATTAACCATACTATTGATAATAACTGTAAGTGGATGTCCCGAAGGATTAGATCCAAATACAGCAATCAACGTACCGTTATAATCATAAATGGGATCGCAAATCTCACTTGCAATACCCTTCATGATCATAATATCCTCTGCATCATAATTGCCGCTCTCAATAGCAATATCAATAAGAATACGAAAGGCAGCACGAGTCCACTTAGGACCCATGGAACGATCAAATCCGGCATAATCGCCAGCAATCATTCTATCCTTTCCAAACTTAGTGATATGATTAGCAAACACAGTCCACTGAGGGGATTGTGGGGTAATACCCACAGCACACTCAAACAACTGCTGATGTTGTTTAACTAATCTACTAAGAGAAAGATAATATTTGCGTACGAGAAAGACAAAAGCCATCTCGCAACCGCCAAACATCCGAAGTTTTGTCTTCGTCAATTTTGTGGCTTCATCCTTCAATGAACCCTTAAAAACAACGTTGACTCTTCTTCCGGCAATGAATTCATGTTCCATGAACTGCATCCTCTCTAAAAACATAGGATCAGTCAAATCACGAGGACATGAAATACCAGGAACTTGTTCGAGTGATTCAACGACAACGGTACTTTTAGGACCACCTAAGGGAAATCCCTTAGAGGTATTAAAGTCCATTGGACCGAATCCATCAACTCCATCAAGTCCTGCAAGAACAACATCCATTGAAACCTTCCCAACTTCATCCAAGCTATCTTTCGATAGACCAGAAAAAATTGTGGAAGAATAATCATCAGCAGCCAAAGCAATAAATTTGTCATCAAATTCATACTTTGGATGAGCACGATCGTCAAGATCAGCCGACCAATGCTTTTTGTTGTTCATATCCTTGGGAGGACCATGGATTCTTGGCAAATCCATGATCTCCTCCACAATAGGGCCAATTTTCAAGCCACGCACGCTAGAACGATACGTAGCAGAACCCAAATTGTGTTCTCCAAGAACTTTGCAATTAGCAGTGTCATCCAAATCATGGACAATACTATCAATTGCTGGCGCCTTCAGAGGTCCAATATCTTTACCCAACAACTTAGTTTCAAACGAAACATAATTATGGGAAGATAGAACATGAGGCAT